CGGGTGCAGGTCGCAGTAAAGGTCGACGGCGATCTGTCGCCATTTCGCCGCGGCGTTGGCTTGCCAGCGGTAGTCGCCAGCAAGCGTGACCCAGACGTACTCGCCGTTCCCGAGCGCGACTGTGTAAAACGGGGTCTCGTCGGTGGCGCTGAACGGGTACGGCAGGTCACCCATGTTGGGCCGCCATTCCGATCATGCGCCGGTAGAGGTCCCGGTACATCTGCACGTCTTCGCGCAGCTGCTCAATCTCGTCCGCGGCCTCCCGCATGACGTCGGCCCAGTCAAGGCGGCCGTGGATCGGGTTGTATGCCCGGAGGATTTGGACGATGTCTTCACTCATAGAAGCCGTCCGAATCGAAATCGCGCATTGCTTCGAATGCCAGGTAAAGGGCTGAGGCGATGACGGCTCCGGCCACCACCCAAATAAGGACTTTTTCTGTCAGACTCATAGGTTCACTTCACTTTCGGGGTCTTTTTAAGTTCGGTAATGATCTCTTGGGCCTCGGAAAACTTGAGGTCGGGCATGACCTCGATCTCAAGGCCGCGTTCGGCCGCCATTGTCTTGATCAACGTGCGCTGGCCTTCGGTGGCGATCCCAGACGGTTTTACCGCGGCGCTGCCTAGGTCGGATTTTGGTTGCTGGCTGGGGTGCCTAGCGACTTTCTGCATTTCTTCGCGGCTGGGGCGCTTGGTCGGGTCTGATCCGGCCATGCCGATGTTGGCGAGGGCGCGGCCCACGGCTGAAGTTTCGCAGTTCTCGACGTGGGACGCGGCGTTGACGCCTCGGTCGGTTTGGTGTTCTTCGGCCCAGCCTGTTGACACAAGGTCTTCGTTGATGTACAGGCTGGCTTTGAACACGCACCAGGCGTCGCCGCGGTGCACCATGTCAGTGATGACGCGGGGAAGGCCGCCGTTGTCGGCGACATGTTCGAGCCAACGGGCTAGGCGTGGGGCTACGGGTTCGTAGTTGTCCAGGTTGAAGCTCATGCTTTCGACTCCTCAACAAGCAGTTGGTGCATGACTCTGCCCATGAACTCAAGGACGTCGGCGGCTTCGCGCATGAGCACCAAGTCGGGGTCGTCGTCAATGTTCATGATTTGAGCGTGAAGCGCCAAGCGTTCACGGATGCGGGTTGAGACCGGCTTCATCGGGTCCTCCGGTCAAAGTCGCGGAGAACGAGTTCGATGACCATGGCGAGGTCCTCAAAGCCGTAGTCCGCCATGAGTTGGGCGGCGTCGTCGAGCAGGACGATGGTGTCGGGCTTGGCAAGTGCCAAATCGTTCATTGTTGACATGTCGGGGCTTCTTTCTCTACTTGGCTTTTTCAATCATCTCGAACAAGTCGACCGCGACGCGCATATTTTGAGCGCGGCTCGCTGTCGGTTCGAGCAGGTCGGCCACGTCACGGAGCACGGCGAACAGGTCGTCGACCTGGTACGGCGCGATCCGCCAGCGCGGCTTTGCCTCGGTGGCTTTGGGCTTGGCTGCACCTGCCGGGCGGCCGCGCTTCTTGGTTTCGGCCACGGCCTTGGCGACGGCCTTTTCGTGGCGGTCTTCGGCTGCCTCGATCTTGTCGAGCGTGAACAGGATGTCGTCTTCTTCTTGCACGGTATTTCTCCTTTATTGGTTGATGGATGATCGGGTGCCCCACGGCTTCCAGCCGTAAAGCCTCCACAGCTCTAATGCCACCTTCAGATTTGTCTTAGGGTGGAATAGATCTTCTCGGCGGGTGATCCAGCCGTTCCGGGTTGCCCAGCCGACGTTGCTGCCGTTGATCTGCATGAGGCCGAACGATCCGCCGTGCGGATCCTTTCGGTTCCATGCCTGGGCAAAGCACCGCGATTCGCGGTACATGATCCGGCGGATGTTGCCCCGCTCGGATTTCGGCCAGCCGACCTGACGTGCAAGGTCGACGTAGTCGCGGCAAGTGTGCACTTTGGCCTCAGCGGCCATTGGGTGGGTGAGGGTCGCGGCAATGAGCACGGCTGCCGCCAGTCGCCTAACGGCGATCCTTTTGGTTGAGGGTCATGGTTTCTCCTAAGCGGCGGTCCATACGCGGATCGGGGCCGCGTGACGTTCGGGTCGGGCTGAGATGCGGAAGTCGCCTGTCGGGCGGATGATGCCTTGGCGACGGAGGCGGTTAAAGATCGGGCCGAGGGCTGACGGTTCGTGGGTTTCGCTGCTGGTATGGGCTGTGAGATGCCGCCAGACATCGTCGGCGGTAAATGTGGGTCTCATGCGGGCGATGTGGATGACCGCGGCTTCTGCGGTTTGTTTCCATTCGTCGTTCGCGTGACGGTCGGCGCGTTCCATGCCTTCGTCGCGGGCGGCGAACGCGGCAAATAGGTCTTCTTGCATTGGGTCTCCTTCAGTCGGGATCGGGAGTGACCCGAATGACCTTACACAAACCGTGACCGCTTGTGTTGGATTTCCAGTAGCCGGTTACTTGGCTGGCTTTGGTTCGATTGCTTTCCAAGCCCGCACAAATTCTTGAGGGTTCAGGTTGGGCTTGAGTTCAACGTGGATCCACTTTCCGCCTGGCGTTCCGCCGTTGGCTTCTTTGGTCCAAGTCTTCCAGCCGGGTTTGCCGTCGCGGCAGCATCGGAAGCCGCGGCCACACTCGGAGCCTTCCCACGAGTATTGATGGATCTCCTCAATGCCCAGCTCAAAATAGTGCTCGGCGAGCCAGTCGCAGATCTCGGTGACTTGCGGCTGAAAGTCGGGTTTGTAGCCGAGGTCAACGGCGCGGCCGGTGGCGTGGACCGACAGCTGATCGGAGCCGCGCATTGGGCGGTAGGCGTAGATGCCGAGGTTGGTGAACCCCCAGCGGTCGTTCATGATCTGGGCGAACTTGATCGCCTGGGCAGTGCCTTTGCCGGATGGGGTGGCGTCGCTGTTCCCGGTGTACGGCATCAAGCATTTTGCCGCGGCGGGTGCCTTGGGTGCTGCTTTTTTGGTGGCCATTAGTTGCCTTCCGTCATGACGCGGGCTTCTTGGGTTTCGGTTGCGATCGCCCACAGTTCGTTGCCGCGGGGCACGAAGAACTCGATGGGGGTGGTGTGTTTTTCGGTCTTCAGGCCGCTGGCGGTGGTCACGGTCGGGCCTCCGACGTAGATCGCCCCGTTGCCCTCAACGTGGACGTAGACGTATTGGGTCGAGTCGGTCGCCGAAACGATTTTGACGGCTGTGGTGCTGATGCTGTAAGCGGCCGATTTCATGCGTCGCCCTTCGGCGCGATCGCAGCTGCGATTTTGTACAGGGCGCGGGATGCGGCGTCACGCGCTATGCGGATCAGCCCGATCTTCAGTTTCTTGTCCACTTGGGACCTCCTGGTCATCGGGGATGCCGTCCCCGTCGCGGTCGACCTTACCCCCAGAGGCGATCATGACGCCGGAAAGGGTGCCGGTCAGGAACATGACGACGGGGTTCATCAGTTTGAAAAACTCGGCGTCAACAGCTGTCAGCTGGTCGCCTTGGTAGACGAACAGAAGGCCGTAGAGCATCGCGCACATGGTGAAAGCGAGGACCGCGGCGAGGACGATGCCGACGATGAAGCGGAGCCGGGCGTTGAGTTCGGGGGCGCTGTAGCGGCGTTTCATGGGCATGACGCGGCCTGGACGTATGGGTCGCCGTAGCGGGTGGTGCCGGTTACGCCGAGGGCTTTGTTTTTGGTTCGGGGTTCGTCGAGGCAGATGCCTCTGTACTTGTCACCGCAGGCGACGAGCAGCACGGTCAGAAGCACCACCACGAAAGCGGTGCGGTAAATCATTCCGTTGTTTCTCCTTGTCCGTCAAGAGTCCAGCCGGTAGCGAGCAGTTCTTGGTATTCCTGGTCGGTCATTGGCCGGATGACGGTTTCACCTGTTGCGGCATCGTGATAGACGATTTCTGGGTTGTTAGGAGATTCGGTAGCCATAAGCCCTGACCTTTCCTGTGATGTTTCCTGCGCTTGCTAAAACTTGAATGCCTGTATATGAGTTAGATAACTGGTGTACACCGCCGTAAATTCCGCTGTTGTTGACGGTGGCACGGAATACGCCTGTGTTTTGACCGCTAATAGAGGTGAAATCAGTATCAAACGGAAACGCGACATCCGGCGTAGATATCGCTTTTTCCGGTCCTCCAGCACCGCCAAGAACAAATGCTGTGGTGTATTGCTTTGATAAGCCAAATGTCGTCGCATTGACGGAAACATCGAAGCCCATCGTGCGGGAAATGTAGTTGGTAGCAGCCGGTGTGCCTCCTGAGTTGACAAGACGCATTAGCAAGTCAACATTATTGTTCGCGCCAACGGTCTGAATGACTAACCGGTAAACGTCGTAGGTCGCGCTGAAAATGTTGTTCAGGATGATGCTTGCTTGCCCTGTTGCTGAAGTTTCGCCGATGTAAACTAGACCACCATTGTTGAGAAACGTATTGGTGTCTGCAGCAGTCAGTACTTCGCCAGTTGTAAATGTTTTGATGGCCATTTAGTACCCCAGTTTGTTGAAATCGAGCCGCCCGTAAACGGCGTTGTTGAGTAGGAGATAGTTGTTAAGGTCTTCGCCGGAGACGTAGTAGGTCGCATAAATGCCACGCTCTGGCGAGCCGCTGAACGTCGCGCCTTCAATGACGCATTGGTAGGTCGTGCCGCGAAACTTGACCGCGACCGCAGTGCCAACGTCGCTACACCCGAACGTCGGGTTAGTCGTTGTATCGTCAAGGAACACCCTGAACGACGAGATTTGCAGCTGCGGATCTTTGTAGGTCGACAAAAGATAGTTCGCGTAGTCGAGTGCCTGGCCGGTTGAGGCGTTCAGCGTGTTGACCTTGTAGGTGCGGAAGGGAGCGGTGCCGGTTTGGACTGTCTGTTCGGCGTAGGACTCTGGGTCAACGGTTATTTGGGTGTAGTAGTTGTCGGCGAGTGAATCAAACGTAATTTCGGTGTATCGGCTCGTGCCGACGGTGCCGTCGTCGGAAAAGCCTCCATAGAGGTTGGTTTTTTTAAAGTACTGGTTCGAGACGGTTAGGCCGAACGGTCCGTCGTCTTGGACGCGGCCATTCATGGTCAGGGTGACCAAGTTGACCCAATCTGCGATGGTGCCGTTTAGGGTCGTGGCTGGGAACGACGTGTTCGACCCAAAGCCGGAGAGGGTGCCCAATAGCGAGTTGAACTGGGCATTTACCAGCGTCATTTGGCTGTTGAGAATGTTTGCCGCCAGGCTGAAGCCGCCCCCTTGTGCGCGGCCCATTGACGCGAAATAAGACTCGCAACTCAACGTCAGGATGTCGGCTGGCCCGGTGCTTGACGCGTAGGGCTTGCCATAGGTGACGGTGGCGTCAGCGATCTCACCGCGGAACACTTGCCGCTCCAGCGAATTTTGGACGGTGGTAATGCGTATCTCGGTGCCGGGCACATATGCCGGGTTGGGGCTGGCATAGCCGGACGGGTAGCGGATCTCTACGGCGGCGGTGTTGGCGCGGTATGCGTCAAGCGCGGCGCGGCGTCCGACGTTGCAGCTGACGTTGAGCACGTTCGTGATCTCGACTTCGCCTGCGCCGAGGTTGTAGTAGACGCGGAACCGTGAGGGCATTAGTAGGCATTCCCCACGCGGATCGGGATGGAGCCGTTCATGCGCATATAGCGGCGCAGCGCGTCGACAACGGCTTCGGGGTCGCCACCGTGGACGTTGATCGTGACGCCGCCGCCGACGCCCATGCTGTTGAGGCGGTCAAGCGGGATGACCGCCTCGGGGCCTGCCTCGCCGATCACGGCTAGGGTCGGGCCGGTGACAATACCGCCCGTCGCCAACTCTGGAATCTCGGGGATTTTGAAGCCTTTGCCGCCGATGCCTGGGATCCAGTCTGGGACCTCAAAGCCGAAGCCGCCAATGGTTGCATTCCAGGCTTTTGCCACCATCCTGAACAGGCTCTTGTAGATCCCAATGTAAACGTTCAGGCCGGTCTTAATCGCGTTGACTGTGTTCTCAAAAGCGTCTTTCAAGAAGCCGCCGATTGAGTTGACAATGTCGCGAAAAGGCTCGAACTTCTTGTAGGCGATGACGACGGCGGCACCGATAGCGACGATCGCGGCGGTCGCCAGAACGATCGGGTTGGCCGACATGGCGGCGTTGAAAAGCAGCTGCGCGGCGGTGGCGGCTTTGGACACGATTTCCCATGCGGTCAAAGCCGCGTTCATGACGAGAATGCCCGCGGCAAACGCTCCGACGGCGACGCCGATCTTGACGACCAAGTCGGTGTTTTCCGACACCCACGTCGCCATCTTTTCGAGATAGGGGAGCAGCTTTTCGATGATTGGGAGCAGGGCCGCGCCGATCGACTCTTGGGTCTCGCCGATCGCGACTTTCATTCGGTTGAAGCGGCCTTCGGCGGTTTCGGCTGCGGTTGCAGCTGCGCCACCGAACGTGTCGGCCATGATTTTGCCGATCTCGTTGAACGATGCGCCTTCCTTGACGAGGCCGCGCATCGAGGGATCGAGTTTGGCCAGGGCGGTTGTTTGGCCGTTGTAGGCCTTGGAAAGCGCTTCCGAAACGGAGCCGAGGTCTTTGCCGGTCGCGGCGGAAATGTCCATCGCCAACTGAAGGTTCTCGGTGGCCAGTTCGGTGGATCCCATGCCGCGGGCGAGGGTCGACAGAGCGTTGCGAAGGTCGGTGTCGGCGACGCCGGTCGCCAGCGTCATCGCCGAGACCATGTCCTCGGTCGCCCTGACTTGGTTGTTGGTCGCCTGCGTCGAGGTCTTCAGGGTACGGGCAAGTTCCGCGGCAGACTTTTCGTCCTCCATCGCGGCCTTCGCGGCAGAAAAGCCGGCGACCGCCAGACCACCCAGAGCGGCCGCGGCCGGGATTGCCGCTTTTTTTATCGCGAACTGGGCTTTCTCGCCTGCCGTTTCGAGCTGCTTGAACTCTTGGATGGCGCGGCTGACGCCTTTGCCGTCAAACTCGGAGACGATGGGGATGGTAATTGCCATTTAGGCCGCCTTCGATCTGGTCAGTCGGTCCGCTGCTTTTGCAACGCCATCTACGAGTGTTCGCACTTCCCTCTCAACGCGGTCGGCGTAGCGTTCATAGCCTGGCCACATGACGCGTGAGGCTTTGCCGAAACGGTTGTTAAGGCCGCGGATCATCCATTGGCCTTGTGCTGTATTTGCGCTTCGGCTCATGTCGAACAACGTCGCTTGGGCTGCTGTCCATTTGATGCCAAAAACTGCAAGATTCTTGACGACGCCTCGGAACTCTTTCGGCTGTTTGCCGGAGACAAACGGTTTGATGCCCTTTGGGGCGAGTGACACGTCCCAGGGCAACATCAGGTAGCCAGACCTTGTTGTCCATTTGCGTTCCCAGCCTGACAGCGGAGCGCGGGTCGGGAGGCTTGTTCTAATCGCGGCGACCGGCTCCTCGACGATCTTTTTGTATTCCTTGGTGATTTCGCGGCGCAGACTTTTGTCCAGTTTTTGGATCGTCCTCAAGTCGTCTTTGACGCCGACAAGTTTGATGTTTGCTGTAGCTGTCATCGGCGCTCCTTTCTGGACTTGTTGATGATGTCGATCGCGGTCGCTAGGTCCCGTGGTTCGAATGGTATGTCATGGGGCCAGAAGCCGGTGGTGACTAGCAGCTGCGCTAGCCCGCGGCTCCAAGTCCCGGCTGGGTAGGGTTTGTGTCTTCCTCCGACACCACTTCGAGCGACACGATTTTCTTGGCGAAATCATCGAACAAGAGCGGGACTGTGATACCGGCTGACTTGCTTGCCTGGTATGCCAGGAAAGCAAGGTCTTCGGCTCCGATGCCGTTGGCCAGGTCTCCGGCGCGGCGCTTGTATTTGCGTTCCCATTCGATGACGTTCATGAAGTTGGTCGTCACTTGGACGGGGCCTTCTCCGGTGTCGACTGCAAGGGTGATTTTCATGTTCTCCTCCTAAGGCACGGTTAGGTATTGGATCAGGGTGAAGTGACGTCGCGGGCGAAGGTGCCGCCCGTGAATGTGACCTCAACGGTGGCGAGTTCGCCGACGGTCGAGTTGATCGGCGTGAACGATTCGAGGTACGCGCCAGTGATCGTGTACTCCGGATTGCTTGCCGATTCGGTGGTGCCGGAAGGCGAGATGACCAGGGTCGACGATTTGCCGACCATCGCCCAAAGTGCGCCTTCGGTTTCGCTGGTTGCGCCTGTGCCGCCGTAAGCCAAAAACAGGGTCATTGACACTTCGCACGACTGGAGGCCCGCAACGTAGGTGCGGCCCGTGTCGCCAAAACTGGTCGACTCCAGGGCGTCGTTGCCGATGGTCAAAGTGACCTGGTTAGCCTCGGCGCTGAGGTCGTAGGTGGTCGCGCCCTGCGTGATGTTGATCGTCGCATTGGACAGGAACGTGGTGGGCATTGTTTCTCCTTTAGTTGCGCCGCACAGCCACGGCGACGGTGAGGTCATAGGACGGCAAAGTTTGGCCGCCGATGTCGGTCAGGGTGGGCCTCCCGTCGGTCACAGCCAAAGAGCTGTTCATGATCTGGTCGGCGGTGGTAATCAGGTAGTCCTCGGCGTCCTGGTTGCCTGGTGGGGCGGCCACGATGCGGAGAGTGAACCTGATGTCGCCCACGTTGTAGGTAAACGACGTGAACGTTGGGGCCTCGACGAGCACGGAGCGGGGCCGGATGTTTCTTGGGTCGGTCACGGCCTGCACACCGAGAGTCGTCAGCGTTGCGACGATGGCCGACCGTGCCTCGGCCAGGATCCCGGTGGCGGCCATGTCACGCTACCTGGCTTCGGTTGATGCCGAGTAGGCGCATGATCTGCCCCATCGTTCCGGGCGCGGCGGTGATGGTCATGTCTTGGAATGATGCGAACGAGTCGACGGAGCCTCTTTCGCGGTACAGGGCGACCGCGTAAAGGGTGGTTCCGAGGGTGACGGATCCGCTGGGTGATGTCGTCAGGCTGTCAAAATATCCGGCAGCTTTGCGGCGGCGAAACGCCCAATCGTTAGCCGCGGCGGTGCAGGTCGTCAGGTAGGTGGCGTCGTCGCCGGTCGGGGCGAACCCCAAAGCGATTTCGACCGCGGCTTTGGCGATCCATGTGCACGTCTGTGTCCAGGTGATGGTCCCGGCTAAGCTGTCGCGCTGAATGTCGTTGCCGGCGTCAGCGAAAAGCAGCTGGTTCGTGATGATCTCGTCGTAGTCGTAGACGAAATCGCCTTCGTCGTCGAGGCCGAGGTACCTGTACACCGGGACTGCCAGCACGGTGAACGTCCCGTTGAACGTGGCGTCGGTGGCACCGGAAATGACGATCGTCTGCCCGATCCCGATTTCTGTGGACTCAAGGGTCTGCACCACGGCATAGCCGTCCAGCCTCATCGCGTGGGTGAGGGTGAATGTTGCCATGGTGCAGCCCTTTCGTCTTCAGTCAGCGGATCAGGTGAACTTGACGAACTTCGACGAGTCGATCATCAGCGTGGCGAAGTAGCCGCGCCATGCGACCGTGCGCGACAGCGTCGACGGCGAGTCGAGGCTGATTGCGCCCTTCTGCTGCTCGAAGATCTCGTAGCCGGAGGCGTCGCCGATGATCAGGGTGCCGTTGGCGAAGTTGCGGTCCACGACGACACGGAGACCGAAGGCCGTGGCGTCTGCCGAGGCGGGCGACATCTGGCCGAAGGCATTCATCGGTCCGATCTGCGGAAAAAGCGGACGGTCCGCCGTGTCCGAGAGCTTGCCAAGCAACTCGTATGTGTCGGGCGCGATAAACATGTGGGTCGGCAGGTTGCCGTTCGAGCCGGACAGGATGGTCTTGGCTGCGTAGTACGCGGCGGCGACCCATGCTGCGGGATCTGCGGTGGTGCCGAAGTCGCCGAACGCCTTGGTGACGGTTGCACCGGCGACGAGCTGGTCGGCGGCGTAGTTGTCGGTGGCGTTTGCGTAGATGCGGCCCATGTCATCAAGGATGAGTCCGAGAACCGCGGGGTCGGTCCAGTCGAGGTCGGCTTCGGAGATGTTGACGTAGCCGCCGAAGATCTGCTTGGTGACCTGGTTGTTGAACACGACGAACGTGCCGGACTGGTTGGCCATTTCAGCCAGGGAAGCGCCGATCGAAACGTGGGTGGTCACTTCGGGACGGATGAAGACTTTTCCTCCGCCGGGCATGGCGCGAACGCCGACGGCGTCGACCACGGGGCGGCGTCCGATGAAGTTGTTGTAGACCGGTCCGACGATCGGGGTCGGCAGGATGCCGGGCGTGTCGGTCGTGACCACGTCAGGGGCGGCTGCCTTGATGGCTTCGCGCATCTGGTGCCAAGCATCGCCACCGGCGATCGCGGCGGACAGGTACTCGACGGCGGTCGGGAACTCGACCTGCTTCTTGGCGGTCGCGTAAACGAGCGGCTGGACGGGGATGGTTGCCGGTGCCTGTGGTGCCTCGGCCTTGATTTCTTCTGACACTTGATCCTCCTCAGGGGTGTCTTGTGGTTGGGATTCGTCGCCTTCAGGGTCGGCCGAGGCGGCGATTTCTTGGATGACAGCCTCCGAAAATGCCGGAACGGCCACCAAAGAGAGCTCGATGAGTTGAGCAGAGGACACAATCATGGTGCCCTGCTTGTCGAATTTGAACTTGATCGGCTGTGCGCCGACCGACACGGAGTCATACGCTCCGGCTTTGACCAGTTCGACGGCGTCGGCGCTGGCGCTGGTGCGAGCGAACTCGGCTTCGAAATAGAGGCCGTCTTCCTCGTCGCGGAGTTCGGTGACGGTGCCGCGCAGCTGCGAAAGATCGTGGTTCTCGATCAGCTTGGCCCGCTTTTGGCTGACGTCGAACGCACCGCGGAGAAACTTGACGGTCTGGCCGCCGGAAACTGTCGCGGTGATGTTCCACGGGACGGCTATACCGGCGATCCGCGCCGGACGGTTTTCGTCGCCTGCTTCGGCAACGATCAGATCGGGTGTGGCGTTAAATCGGATCATTCGAGGTCCATTTCGTCAGACGGGAGGTCTGGCATGTCAGGCATGTCCGGGACCTCGGGTTCGCGGTACGTTTCGGGGCTTTCCACCATGAAGTCTTCGAGGTATTCCTCGATGTCGAACTGGCAATGGCGGCCGCGGGGCAACACGTCGTCCATGCTCAAGCGTTCTTGGATGGCGTGGAGCATTGGGCGGGCACCGAACAGGATCAGGTCTTGGCGGGACTGTTGGGCGTTTTGGTAGGTCATGCCGGACTGGTCGATGCCGAGCAGGTAACCGGGGATGTCCAACAAACGGGCCATTTCGAGCGCGGCGTATTTGCGGCCCTCGACGAGCTGCAACTTGGACGGGTCGCCGGAATATTCCTTCCATTCGACGAACTCGTTGAGTGCGCCGATGGCGTTGGTGCGTCGGGCGTTTGCCCAGGCCGCTGCGAGTTCGCCTAGTTCTTCGCCAGACATCGGTTCGCCGCCGCGTTGCTGGAGGTAGCCCGCGGCGATTTCGTTGGATGCGAAGCGTTCGGCGGCGTAGTCGAGGGTGAGGGCGGTGCGGATTGCTCGGTGCCCGGCGTAGACGATGCCCTGGTTGGGCGACAGGAACGTGATGACGTTGGAGACGTCGAGCTTCATGCCGTTGAACTCAAGGTCGGTTGGCATCCCGAACCATTCGGGGGACGATGGCATGGTTTCGCTGGCGACCATGTTGGCTGGGAGCCATTGGAACGACGCGGGGAAGCCGGTCGAGTAGCGGGAAGTGATCGCCCAATGTGCGCGGCCGTACATGATCAGGTCGCGGCAGGTTTTGGCCATGATGAACTGGCGCGGGACGGTCGGGTCGGGGCGGGTGAACCATGTTTCGCCAGGTACCCACAGTTTTTCGTATTCGTCGCCGGTCCACTGGAGCGTGTAGGCCTTCAGGTCAAGGGTGCCGACGACGGTGCCGATCAAACTGATTGCGCGGGCGATCGTGGGGACAGACAGGGCAGCCTCTTCCGACGCCCCGACGGAGTAGGAATAGAACTGCCCTATCTGCGAAGCGCCGACCGCAGCCTTGATGTCAGGCTCGTGAACATAGGCGGCTGGCGCTGTGATCTTGCGGGAAAAGAGACCCATCGGAATAAGTCTGCCAAAACTGGAACAAACATTCCAGCATCAGAAAAAGAGATACGAAACGATCAACGTCCGAAAGCGATCGCGGCTTTCGCTCGATGCTTCGGCTTGGCGATGAGTGCCGCGGCCCAGATCATGCACCGGCAGGCGGTGATCGGGCCGGGGGACCGTTGGCTTGACACGACGTAGCCCTGCGGGGTTTTGACGCCGACGGCTCGGTTGACGTGCTCAGCGAGGACGGTCTGGCCGGTGTGCACCAGGCGGCCTTCGGTGATGAACGATCGGACGGTCGCGGTATGGGTGATTAGTTCGGCGTAGCCGACGATCGTCTTTTTCCGTTCGAGGTCAAGCGGGGCAAGCGCCTCTAGGCTCGGGGTCAGGGCGACGGTCTCGACAGACTGGGAGATCGAGGAGACCTTCGCCCACATCTCGGGGAGGCTGGACGCGATGAAAGCGATCTCGACGCCGATCTGCCCGCCGTCAAGCAGCTGCGCTCGGACACCGACGTACTGCGATTCATCGATGCTGGAGTCGACAGCCAGGACGCCGCCCTCGGGGATTTGGTCAATCTTGCCGCGGTCGAACGTGCCTGGCTGAAGCCACGACTGCGCCGAGGAAACCCAGACGTTGAGGCTGGCCCGCATGAACGACATTTGGTCGGGGGAGCGGGACTCGTCGCGGATCGTGTCCATGTCGAGGGTGTGGCCGAGGGCCGGGTTGGCGAAATGCCAAAACGCTTCGTCGGACGGGTCAACGCCCGCGGGCGGTGACCACTCGGCCATGTACAGGCGGCCGGGCTGGTGCTCGTCGATGATCTTGAGGCCCTCTTCGCGCAGCTTCAAGAACGCCGCCGACGATTCGGTGCCTGCGGTTGACCAGGCGGAGAACAGGCTGTTCTTGCGGGCGCGCTGGCTGGGGATCGCGCCGTTAAAGATCACGTCAAGGGAGATGTCCCAGATCTCGTCGGCAAGGATCAGGTCGGGGGACCGTCCGTGGAACGCCGCGCCGGACGAGGCTTGGATCAGCCACTTGGTCCCGTCGGCAAGTTCGCATTCGTTGCGTCCGTAGGACCATTTGATCTTCGCGCCGAACTGCGCTTCGAGGATCGGGGCGAGGTCTTGGAACAGGGCGACAGCCAAGTCGAGCTTGTGCGCGGTCGAGATCACCAGCTGCTTTTCGCCGCGGTGGATCGGTTGCTTGACCAGCCACCACAACGCCAACGCTTTTAGGGCGACGGACTTGCCGTTCTGACGTGCCACCGATACCAGGCTCCGCTTGTGCAACAGATTGCCGGTCCCGTCGTGCGCCAACTGGCCGCGGAGACAATGAACCTGCCACGGCATTAGCTCGATGCCCAAAATCTGCCGCGCTAAGTCCACGACCTCATCGCCGAAACTGCTGGGCACCCCTGTAAAGCCGATCGGCGTTTCCAACCGCGGCGGGATCGACAGCCCTCGACCACGATCAGGATCCGTCAGGCCGATCTCGCCCAGATCAGCCACGTTTTCTGGTCCTTGGGATAAGACGACGATTGGGGTCGGGTTTTCCCCTTC